TTTCAACAGATGCAACTGTATCTGTATCAGCGCCTAAATCAATTAGTTCTGCACCTAATGATACAATACCTTCTGGAACTTTTATTAAACCTGATATTAAACCTGCACCTAATGCACTATACCAACTAGTTTTACTATCTGCTTCAGCTGAGTTGAATGGGATTAATTCTGCCATCTATAAGTCCTATCTGAAAGGACCTTTAATTGTAGACTGACCCTCTTCTATAGCTTCTTTGTTTTTTGCAATTCTGTCTTTTATTTTTTTATCTAATTCAGTTTCACCTGCACCTGAAAATATATCTTCTATACTAGAAGTTTCTTTAATTGTTTCTGTTTCTCCTCCTGGAGTTGTTTCAGTTACTTCTGTTATTTGTTCTGTTCCTCCAGCTAAATCAACTGGTTGTAAACCTTGTTCAGTTAATAAATATGCTTTGCCATCATTTACGTTGTAGTATATTTTTTGTGCACCACCTGCTTTAATTCTACTTTTCATAAATGAATTTAATTTTTTTTGATTACCTACATCAACATCAATATGGCCACCAACTTTATTTTCTCCAAAGTTTTCAGCTATTTGTTTTCTTATTGTAACTTCATAAGTTGCTCTTCTTTTACCTTTAGTTAAATCAGGGCCTTCATCATCGTAAGTTTCAGCGTAAATAGGAGTAAATTCTTTTATTTTATCTTCTGTAGTTCCACGTTCTAATTCATCAGCTTCTTTTAATAATTTAGATCTTGTGTCGTAATCTAATTGAGATTTTTTAGATTGTAATTCTAAATCTTGTAAGTATTTAGCGTCAGCTCTTGCTTTAGCATTAATAATTTCTGCATTAGATAATTCTCTATTTAGTTCAGCTTGTTTATCTGCTAGTTCTGTTTTAAATAATCTATCTCTTTCAGAAGCTTCTAATTCACTTCTTTGTTTCATAGCGGCCCCGGTAGCCTGAGTCCGGATGCTTCTCAAGAAATCATCTTCTTTTTGTTTACTAGCTATTAAGTTTGCAATTGGTTTTTCACCTGCTGCAATTAAATTACGTAAAGTTGAACCACCTCTATTTTCTATAGCTGCTTGTGGTCCGTACTCTAATAATAAAGTTGTTAAAGGATCATATCCGCCTCTAGGTCCAGCTGCTTCTAATAATAAATCTATGTTTTCTTTTGTCATAGATTTTAAATCTGGTAAATTCATTTGTGGTGAAGACTGAGTAGGTTTTGCCATATATGGAAACTGATCTGTGCCACCTACAAAAGGATCTTCAGCATGATTTTCTCTATCTACAATACCTGTCATGATACCATCATTGATGGGACCACCTTTTCTGAACATAGGTCTTCTAAATATTCTGCTCATATTAACTATTCAATACACCTGGTGTGTTAAATGCTCTATACATACCAGCTAAGGTAGAACCTAAACCAATTCCAGTTTGAACTGCAGTTGGTGAAGGTGAAGTTTGTTGCATAGTTTGACCCGGATATCCAGATATTAAACCTGTAACACCCGCACCATATTGTTGTGCAGCTGTTAAAGGCTGCATCATTTGTTGTTGTGCTAATTGTTGTTGAGCAGATAATTCTGCTTGTCTTTGAGCTTGGTTAAATCCACCGAAAGTTGATAGTGCTCCAACATCTTGACCTAAGAATGCTTGTTGTGCTTGACCTAAACCTAATTGACTCGATGCTAATTGTTGTTGTTGACCAAAAGCTTGACCAGCTGCGGCTTGTGCTTGACTGAAACCTTGGCCAAGTAATTGCGCTTGCAATGCTGCTCTATTTCTATCAGAAGATTGTTGATATTCTGCTCTTTGTACACCTTCTCTACCTCCGCCAAATGCACCTGCACTAATTGCTCTTTGTGCTAATCCTGGCAAACCTTTTGCAGATTGTACATCAAATTCTTGAAGAGTAGTATCAATAATATCTTTTTGATACGGAGACATAAATTGTTGGTAAGCTTGTGGACCAACAAATTGACTAGCTTGTTGTGCATCTGCTTGAGCTTGTTGTAGAAATGGTTGATAACCACCAATACCTGATACTGCTAAACCTTGGGCCTGTTGTTGTAAAGGATCAAGTCCTGCTACAAATTGTGGTCCTAATGTTTTTGATAAATCAGCTTTTTTATAAGAACCTATTCCTCTTTGTAAATCTGTTAAATAAGTTTTACCTGCAGCTTCTATAAAAGGTGCTGGTCTAGTTATATTTGTAACTGTTTCAGCCATTATACTCTACCACCTTTTTCTAATTTTTTCATCATGTCATACATACGTTGTGCTCCTTTGTTGACATTACCTTCACCCATTCCTCTTACAGCATCTGCTGTAAATACAAATTCATTATTTGCTAACATTGCAGGAATGTCATCTGCTTTTTCTTTTACACCAACTGGAGGAATAAATCCACCTGTTTCTCTAAGGTCTAATTCAGTCACTCCTGCAGGGTTTTGATTTAATGGTAGATTCATGATGCCGGATGCTTTTATAGCATTTTGTTCCGGAGTACCTAAAGCATAACCTATTCTACCTCCATTAGCATATCCAGATTTATACAAATCTGGAGCAAATTTTATTAAAAGTTCTCTAATTTTATTATCATCAAAATCTCTAGAATCTGTTTCTGGTATTTCCATAGCATTTAAAGCTTTAGTTAAACTGCTTCTGCTCATTGTGTCCACATTTCTTATTCTTGGTGTTCCACCTGCATAACCTATTCTACCGCCATCAGCTTCTTTATCTCTTGTTTCTTCCATATATTTTTTAACAGCTGAACCAAAGTCGTACCCTTCATCCATTAATTCCATAACTCTTTCATATGATTTACTATATAAATCATCTGGAGTTCCATCACCATACTCAACCCTACCACCTGAAGCATAACCACCTGAAGCTGAAGTATATTCAGACACACCTTGTTCCACTAAAGATGGAATTTCTTTTTCATCATAACCTAAATTTCTATAACCTGATTCTAAATAACTTCTTAATGAACCTACATCTTGTGTAGCTGCAATTGCTTCTTCATCACCTTGTTGTGCTTTAGACATAAGACCACCTAATAAAGAACCACCTGCAAAAACAGCTGCAGTTTTACCTAATGTTCCCATGTTAGAAAATTTTTTAGCTAATCCACCAATTCCTATATTTTTTAAAAAACCTGCACCTTTAAGTCCTGCGAAAGGACCTAGTCCACCTGCATACATACCTAGGCCACCTATAATAGCTGCTTTACCTATAGGTGATTTTGCAACTTTTTTTATAGTTTTAGCGGCACCTTTAACTGCACCTTTAATACCTTTAGTAATGGATTTAACAATACCCCCAACAAAATAATCTTCTCTGGGTCTAAGGTTCATTATACCTCCACCCATACGTAATTGTCTGTTTATTAATGATCTGTTTATTGCCATGTTTTAAATATGTTTATACTGTTAAGCAGGCGTAGATTTCCTGTAAATACTATACTTTATTTGATTTTTTTATCAACGTCAACACGTTTTAAATTAACTAATTGATCATAATATCTACCACAATATTCATGATCTCCTATGTGAGATATATAGTCCATTATATAAACATATACTTCTCCACCTATATCTGTCCATCTTTGACAAAATCCAAAATCTTCTCCAAAGTATCTTTTAGTTTCTGTGTCGTGTAATGTATCAAATAGATTATAAAAATTTTCTTTTTTAACTTCTTTACCATTAATAACAGTTGGTTGATATATCTCTAATTCAGGGTGTTTTTTAATTAATTTTTCTATAACATTTCTCTTAATAAGCATACAACCAGTTGGCGCATGAGTCACTCTCATAACTCCTTTATCAACTATTAATTCATTTTCATCAACTTTAATTGGATACATATATCCTGATGATAACATATCTTTTTCTGTTTTAACCACATCTGTTTTTTTTATTTTTTTCCACATTTTATCTGTGTCAAAAGTCTTCATTGGATAGGGACATGCAATTAAATCTTTATCTTGTTCAATCATTTTAAATATAGTTTCACTTTTAAAAGAAATATCAGAATCAATAAATAATAAATAATCATAATTGTCTTCATGATTTAAAAACTCAGCCACACATAAATTTCTTCCTTGAGTAACTAATGATGATTTTAATAAGGTAAAACTAACCAGTATATTTTTTCTTATACAATCTAATTGAAACTTTAATACTGCTTGCGTGTAATGCATAGACACTTCACTATGACAAGGGGTACATACCATTATTTTGTAATTTTTTTTTGATGAACTTAAATCAATTTCAGTTATAGAAGAATCTACTTTTTCTACTTTTTCTGTTTGATAAGTATCTTTGTTGGGATTAATTTTATTATTTTCATTGAACCAAATAGGTTTATTGTTTTGCATTAATTGCTCCTTGTAAAAATCTAGTCCAATTTATTGATTTAACATTCCAATTATAGAATCTATTAACATAATCTTTTTGCATTTTTAAATGATCCTGGATTCCAGGTGCTTCAAGTGATTGTGCAGCAACCTCTATTCCAGCAGCAAATTTTCTAGCTAAATTTTCATAGTTGTTAGAGTACGGAATATACATTGGAAACTCAGCGCAAGTTTCATATAACGCACCAAAGTTTGTCATTACGCAATATAGACCTGCAGCCATAGCTTCTAATGCTGATATACAAAATGTTTCTTCCCAGATACTTGGGTAAACAAATAATCTATAATCTTTTAAATTTTCTTTAATATATTCATTGGGTTTATATCCAATATAATTTACATTACTTAATTGTTTTGCTTGTTCATAAAGTTCTTTGTATTGATCATCTGTTTGATCATAAAAACTTTTACCATATACTTCTGTTGATGAATAAACATCTAAAGTTATTAATGGATTTTTAACAAGTTGCATTGCACCTAATAAAACACTTAGTCCTCTCCAAGGTGTGCAATGATGTATAATTTTTATAGGATCATTTTTTTTATAAATAGTAGGTATAGGTTCAATTGTATCTATTCCGTTTTTAATTACTAAACATTTTTCTGTTGGTAGATCAAATACCTTTATAAATTTTTCAAAATTCCAATTAGAATTAAATACATACCAATCATATTTATGATGATTAGATTTATCTTGAAACCATGGTGCTAAGTTACCTTGATCATATGAATTTTTTTGCCAAAGTATATTTAATTTATTTGGATTTAACGGAATTTTTTCAGGCACCGATGTGCAAATAGATACTTGATCCAATAACTTAGGATCAACATATTTTCTTAAATATTCAAATTGAAGTTCTGTTCCGCCTTTAGGAGTCTGATTTATCATTTTTTTGATTCATTACTTTCTGTAGTGCATTCAATCCTTTAGGTGAAACCTGTATTTCAACATCCTGAGCAATATGTTCTGCTGTTGTTTCAGTATTAGGATCAGCTATATCGGACTCTTTTTCTGTTTCATCTTTATATATTTTATTGGTTTTAGTATTTCTAATAATCACTGTAGTTGTACAGTGTATTTTTAATAAATCTTCATTTGCCATTATCCATTCTCCTGTGATCTGTCTATCAAAGCATAACTTACAACACCTGTTATTTGATTTGCTGTTCCTGCTTGCATTTTTATAACATCTCCTGCTTCCAAATTCAAGGTATTTTTAAGCATATCTGATGTACTTTTATTTAATTCTTCATAAGAAATTTTAGTGTCTGACCCACCAGATTTTTTTAAAACTAAATGGGTATCTACATTACTAGCTGTATCATGAACAGCTTGTACAGTTTTAACAATAGCTACTGCTGACACTGCTATAGTCAACACTGTAGTTAAATTAGTAGTAGTTAAATTAAATACTTCGCTTTTATATTGTATAGTCATTAGGATAAAAAATAATTATATGTATTTTGTTCTTCTTTTAAATCATTTTGAAATGAAAAATTAAGTTGGTTTTTTAAAGTCTCAACAGATTCTAAAATTTGTCTTTGGTTGTCTACTTCATACTCTTGTTTTGGTTCTGGTATATATGCAGTTATTTTAGCCATTATCTTCTTCCATCTGGTTTTATATCTACTCTTAATGTGCCATAACGCCAAGTTTGACCTACATCATCATTTTCTATTTTAATTGCAAGTAATCTTCCTCTAGCACGTGTATCTACTTTATCAGTAGATGATGAAACTGTAAAGGGACCAAGATTTGAACCAACTGCTTTATCACTTGGATAATTGTTTAATAATAAAGTAATTTTAGCTTCATCTGTAAGAACTTTAAAATCTGGTATAAATCTTTTCATAGACATAATAAATTCACCATCTCCTCTAAAATCAGCTGCACCTGTTGTTTGACCTAAAGCACTTTGCCTTGCACTAATATCAAAATCACCTGATTGAATAGAAGCATTAATAGAAGTTGTACCAGTAATGCTATTCACTTGATCAGTTCCTATTTCATGAGCATAGTAAATTGATGCACCGAATAAATTACTTATTCCTTGTATTGGAAAAGTAGGAGTTAAAGTTTTATCATAATCGGTTGCGTAAGGGTTATTAAAAACTCCTTGATCAACATAAGAACTTCTAGAAAGAGATGATGTTGTCCAACAATTTTCACCATAATTATAAGTAACACATCTATTTATTTGAGTTGTGTTGGCTTTTGGATAAAACCAGTTTATTTCATTATATAAAGTATTATGTTCACAATATATTAGTTGACTAGAACTGTAATTAACCCCTAAATTATCTCCAGTTGTTGTAAATACAAAGTCTTCAACAAGACAAGGTAGCATTTTAACAGTACCATCATACATAAAAAATCCACCTTCACCTGACATCCAAAATACAACACCATTAGAATATGATAAAGCGTTTTGACCAATTAAACCACAATTTGTACCCACCTGCCTAACAGAAAAAGTAAAAGGTGGACCAACAAACTGAATAACATAAGCTGATGAATCAGTTAATACTAATGTATAATCTTTACCGGATACGGCTCCAACGATAACATTTCCTTTATCTAATCTAAAGGTTCCTGCAGTGTTGGTTGCAGTTGGAGTATATGTATTAAAATCTTCTTGGTTTGAAAATCTTATAAACATTGGATCTTGAGTCGTTGTATCACCGATTGTAGTTTCTGTTCCAAAATGAAATACATGTCTATCTCTATCCGATACTTGTGTTAATCTTGTTTTAGTAGGTGCATTAGCCATAACCGTTGCTCTTGCACCTTTTCCATCTGGACCTCCTGCATCCCATGTAAATGTTTTACCATTTAAAATAGTTGCAATAAGTATTTGACCAAAATTATCTAAAGACCATAAACCCGGATCAAGGACTACACTTGTTGCAGTTCTTGCTGTTCCCCAGGTTGAATCATTCCAATACGATGTTCCCCAACCGAAGTTAGCTGTTTGAAAAGTTGGACCAACAATAACATAAGGACCAATTGTTGTTGAACCCGTGCCTGATGTAGTACCCGCTGAATTTGAAGGCATTATAATATCAAACGAATTAACTGTAACATTGGTAATTTCAAAAGTGTTATCAGTAAAATCGGTTGTTGCATAACCAGATCCTGTTGGGACGGTAACAGATGAAAAAGTTACATAACGTCCTTCTTGTAGACCATGTGATGTTTTATTTACCGTGACCGTTGCTGAACCTGATGTAGCATCAAAGGTTGCTCCGGTGATGGCTGTATCTAAAGGAGTAATATCATAAAACTGCTCATTATAATATAAAAATAAACCTTGCGATGTACCAATCGCTGCATATTTTTCTCCGTTTAAAGATACAAAAGAATGTTGTGCACGCGCTGCGCCTGGTAAAGTTTTGTTAGAATTGGTAAGTTGTGACCATCCACCTATTTTTTCAGGTAAGCCATACCTAAATCTAACAAAGTCCCCATCTACCCATTGAGATTCTGCGCCTGATTCTGTGACTTGTTTATTGAAACCCGGTTTGAAATTAAGTTTTTGTAGCATAAATATCTTTATAAACCGTTTTGACTTTGAGATAAAGTTAAATATCTACAGGGTTTTGTATGCTTCTAGTTTACCCATTATTTAGCTTCCTTCGGATTATCTGTTTTAATTTTTTGTATTCTAGCTTTCCAACTATCTATACCATCATCATAAATTTCTTCTAGTTGTGATTCCCAAGAACCATATAAGTTTTTTCTTGTTAAAATTATTTGCTGATTGTTTTCATAAGTTTGTGCTTCAGTTTCTAAAGCATCTAATTGTTCTTGAGTAGGTTTAGCAATATCTAAGTTCCATTCTTTAATATATGCACCTTGACTATTACTGTCATCTTGTAGAATTACATCAGTTGTGAAATCTACTTCTGCATTTACATATTTTCTTATTTTATTACTTAAACTTGCCATGATTAATCTCCTATCCTGTATGCACCGAAAGTTGTATATCCATCTGTGCCACTAGATGTTGCATAAAATGCTGGACTACCGCCTGTATTATTATCTACATTTCCAAATAATTCATAATAATCTGTTGAGCCATTTGCAGTATCTATAAAGGTTGTTGTTATTGTCTGTAACCTACCAAGATAGCTATTTCTAGCATCTACTCTATTTATTGATAATAAAGCACCATTTTTATAAATCATAGCAGTACCCAGTTTAAAGTTACTAGCATTAGTTCCTGTATCTAACCAAATTTGTCCATAAATATAATATTTTCCTGCAACATTAGGTGTAAAACGATAATTAGTTGTGTGGTCAAAACAACTATCGGTATCAAAATATTCTTCATTTATAGTTACTTTTGTATTTGTATTATCACTAACACTTTGGCTACCATCTAATCTTGCAAAGAAAGCAGGATAGTTTTGTCCAGACAGTGAACCGTTAGGAACAGTTATTGTGTTCCCACTCGCACCAATAGTTAAAGTGGTTCCTGATTGAGGTTCTATTGCATCGACTTCAAGTTTGCTCATATTATACTCCTATCAACGCGTTAATTTCTGCGTCGTCCAATCCTAAATCTTTTAGCTTCTGTTTACCAGAGGCTTTTTTATCTATTGCTGCTTGTTCAGCGTCTTTTAATTCTTGTATCTTTGCATTAACATCACTCTCACTTGGCATAGTTGCACCATCTTTAATGATTTTAATGTGTTGGTATTGCATACGTTCAGAGTTAGGAATTTTGTTTCCATCATCATCATGTGTTTTCCAACCATACCAATTACCACCATTAAAAGTGTGTAATGCTTCTTGTAAATAATCTCTATTCATTTTATGTATCTCCTAACCTTGTAACTATAAGACCTTGAAATGTTTCTGCTGTGTTACCTTCAAAACTAACATTAGCTCCACTATCTCTATAAAGTTTAATTTTGTGAGTTGATGTATTTGTTACATCAAAAATATGAAATGAAGTAACACTTGTATACTGACTTGCTCCTTTACTATCATACATTCTAGTAGCTGAATTATAAGAAGAATTATCAGTTGTTACATAAATTCCACAACCAACATAATTAGAAGCATTTGAGCCAGTAGCCATTATATTCCATGTAATTAAATATTTTCCTGTTGATGGAAAACTAAAAACACCAGAACTTTCAGTCAAACCAGTTCCAATTTTTTCAAATCCGTCAGTATCTACTCTTTCCCAATTAGCAGTTACAGCATTTGAGCCACTTGATGTTTGGTTAGCTGTTACTCTCCACATATCAGCTTCAGTAATTCCAGTATTAGGTAGGCTACTAGTAAATGTACCAGAACCATTTGAGGTAATAATTGCATTGCCTCCTGAATCTTTAAGCTGGTCTACTTTTAATATAGATGCCATTACTCTGAACCTCCATTATCTATTATTTCGTTACCTTCTATTGAGACCCATTCTTGAATTTCTTGGTAATCTGTGTTGTCTGTTGCTAGTGGTACTAAAGATATAATATTATCTTTAGTCATTCTGTAACCATTAAAAGTTACTCCATCTATATCATAAGTTTTTTCTACATTAGTAATCATAATTATAACTCTGCCTCCGAATACCAACCAAAGAAAATTCCATAATGACTAACTCCTCCTGCTGTATAAGTGGTATTAAAACAAGTCGAACCTGTACTAAAAGGACTAGTTGCTACTCCGTTGGTAGAATCTCTCCTACATTTACCTGTCGCACCCAACAAGTCATAAGTTGTTAATGTTGGTGTAGTTCTTTTTTCAACAGAATATTGAATATTGTAATACCTAGGAACTGCTGAAGCTGTTCCATCTCTTATTCCAACAATACCTTGACTTGTTACTATTAAAGCAGAATCTATGTTAGAAGATTTTTCAAAATATCTACGACACCTTTGAATATTAGTATCAACGGGTAAAAATTCAAAGTCGCTGGCTACCGAACCTGCCTCAAGTTGGATTCCGGTTACATACCATTCGTTAGCTGTGCTATCTGCAAGGTTGACTTGACCTACTGCTCTGTTTGCATTTGTATTTGCTGTCCAAGAAGTTTGTAAAGTACCTGATGAAAAATTACTTCCTACACCTAACCAAAATACTAATTGTAAACTTTGTGCATTATCATTATCTAATGCACCAGATGTATCTCCAGTATAAGTTATAGTTTTCTTTTCCCAAGTATTAGCAGATGAAATTGTATAAGATTGTGATACTTGTCTTGAATTATCATTATCAAATAATTCTGCAATATAAGTTCCTGTTTTACTAGATTTCACCCAAAAAGATAAAGTTGTACTTTCAGCAGATGAAGTTCCTTTTTTTAAATACTGTAACATTTGACCTTCTATTTTTTGCTGTACAAGAATCAAATCACTTGCTGATGGTGAAGCATCTGCAGTTGTGCAATCTATTTTTAATGATGATGCAAAACCTTGACCAGTTGGTACATCTGTTGATTGTGATTGTGTCCAAGTTCCCATAGAGCTTACTTGTTGTTGAAATCTATCAACTGTATAATATCCACTTGCACTAATACTTGCTTGTGAGGTTCCTCTTTGTGCTATGCTCATGTCACCATTGATGATGATGTTTTTTTGACCAACTGTATTTAAAGAAATATAAGTACCTGTTCTAGGACTAACTTTATCAACTCTTATTTCACTCATTATACAATCACCAAATTTCCTGTTACGGTTACAGTTTCTGAAAATGTCACTGGACCTGCTAAAACTGCAGATTCAATCGTTATAATATTATCTATTGTTTCGGCATGAGTATAAATATCCTCTGCACCTGGTTTGTTACCGATGTAAGTTGTAGTATATAAACTATCCATTTATTCTCCTTATGCACTTATTGAATCAACGACGCTCACATAAACATCCGCTGATGTTGCAGTATTACTTTGTACTTTCAATACATCTGTATTCTGCATTACAACTTTAGAGCCACCTGTTATAAGCTCAATAGAACTTGCTGGTGGAACACTTAAATTTTTTGCAATGTATCTATCTGTCGATCCTCCTACAGAAACAAATACATCAATTGTAATTGCTGCAGCTGTTGTGTTTGTAACTCTTATTCCAATAACAGCATCATTTGAATTTGCTGTAAATATAGTACCTGCACTGTTTGTTGCTTGTACGCTATATCTTGTAAAATCTTGTGCCATTTATTTTTCTCCTTATAATGCGATTGCCATCGCTACGGCAAAACCGTTACTTGCGACATTTGATAAATTATCACTATACTCTATAATATCAGTTCCATCAGAATATACAAGTTTATTTGTCTTATCTGTAGCAGAAAAAGTAGGCCCTGTTCCAGAGGTTGTTTTAACAGTCACTGTAAAGGCACCCGTAGTTGCATTTTGTATAACGTAGGTTTTTTCAATTCCATCCGGTACTATTACATTTACATTTCCAGCGATAGTTCCAGTTAATTTTAAAACTTTATTTTTACCATTGGATAAGGCACCATTTGTAAAAGCTAAAGTTGCACCTGAAGTAACTCCAACTGCATCATAACCACCAATTGCTTGTTCTAAAATAAGTAAGTTTGTATTTGTAATTTGACCCCAAGTTCCTGAATTTTCACCTGTTGCCTGAACCGTTAGTTTTAAATTTGCTGATGTTGAATTTGCCATATTTTGTATTCCTTAAAGTATTAGATATTAATAAACTTAGACATTATTGTCAAGCAACCTCTTTCCAGGATGAAGTTGTTCCTGTGTTAATTTTTGTCCAATTGCTAGTTGTACCTGTGTTTATATTGGTATAAGTCGTTGTTGAGCCAGTGTTTATAGGATTCCAAATAATGGTTTTAAATGTTCCTTCTGATATTGTTAAATTAATTCCAGTTAAAAGGACATCAGCATTTGCTTTAGCTTCTACGACATTTTCTTGAATAGTTAATTCTTGACCTACTAAATTAACCTCAACACCTGTTACAGCTTGGACATTTCCTTCCGTAGCTGTTAAATTAATTCCAGTTAAGTTAACATCAGCGTTCGCTGCAATTGAAACTGTTCCTATATTTAAATCAAGTTCATGCTCTCCACCTGAAATAATATTAACACTACCACCTGCTGCAACAGAGTAAGTACCAAATGTCCAACTTAACTGTTGTCCAGTTAAATTAACATTTACATCTGTAATAATATTTGGGGTATTTTCTTGAACAGTTAATTCTTGTCCAGTTAAATTAATGTTAGCAGTTCCGTTAGCTGTAACATTATTAAGATTAGAGGTAAGAGATTGACCTGTTACATTAGCATCTATATCTATAGTTACTGTTGGATCACCGTCATTAGTAGTTAAATTAAAACCTGTAAGATCTACAGATACATTAATTTGTGCTAATCCCCAGGCACCTGTGCCCCAAGTATAATTACCATTCCATCCGGACATTTAAAACCTCCTTGTTAGCCAGAGATTCTTAATATAGCTGCTGATGTAGTGAATGCTGGAAAAACAATTGTAAAAGTTCCGTTCGTGCTAGTTTTATCTGTTGAAAAATCTAGTGCTGCAACAGCTGCATTTGTTGTAGCTGAAGAAGTATTATAAATTAAAGCTCCTCTTGCAGTAATTGTTGCACCTGTAAATGATAGATCATTAAAATCAACAATCGCAACACCTGACGCAACTGAAGTGCTTGGATTCGGTTGTACCAATGCTCCACCACCTGAAGTGTATGTTCCACTATTTCCTACTTGTGCAGTAGTTGTAAAAGAAGTTGTTGCTGCGTTTAAATTTGCTGAAGAAGTATAGAGAGCTAATTTAAATTTATCACCACCAAATTGAAACTCCATGTCTCCTTCTAGTAATTGTTTTTTAAATGTATTTGCAATTGCTTGTGTTATTGCCATAATTTTATCTCCTTATTTGCCTCCGACTCGAGGAACACCTGATTGATATTCATCTCGTCTTCGTCTTCCCATTTGTTCTACTGAGAAGCCTTCTAATACCTGTTTATACTTTCCTTCGTATAATTGCAAGAGATCATTAGGCCCTTTTAGAAAAGAAAATGCTTCAACTAAACATGCATATAAAAGTCCGTTGGGAAAATTTTGACTTATATATGTAGTTGTATTTGTACTAGATAATCCAGTAGGTTTCAAGATATAATTTAATTGAATTTTATAAGTAGCGTCTGGTACAGGAGCTAAAACAATAGTATTTTCATTCCACATACCATAATATTTAGGAACTCCTATAGCTGTAGTAGGACTATATTCAGACATAAAACTAGTATCTCTAAATTCTAAAAATTCTCTATTATCAGGTTGTGCACTTCCATCAGAGTCTACTATTTGAGCTGATCTAACGACTAATAAATCTGCTGGTGTATTTATAAATCTTTGGGAAACAAGTAAATTAGCCGTATCGTATCTTTTATTATTGTCAGAATCTACATCTCTAAGTATTCTAAATTCTGCATCATTAATAATACCATTGACAATGGTAGGCGTTAAAACATTTGCGTCTACTTCTGTATAATCTCTAATTTTTTGTACTAATTGATCGTATGTCATTATGCTTGTAGGTTAACAGGTCCTGCTGTACAACCATCTCCTCCTCCAATTACATTACCATTTGTCGCTGAACTAGTGCTTTGAAAGTAATAATAATTTGTAGTATCAGATACTATACCACTAGAATTTATTTTTCCAACTACAATACTAAAACCACTTGCACTACTAATATCTGTTACACCATCAATTACTGGCACATTATTAAAACCAGTTGCATCTGTTGCACCTCTAAATCTAATTGTATTTCCCGTTGATCTATCATGATTAGGAGAAAAAACATTTACATAAGTGTTTCCAGAATACTTAATTGTTTCAAAAGGACTTGTTTGTAATAAAATTAAAACAGCAGGTTCAGTCCTTGCAGGTCTTGCAAATTGTAGACCTTGTGGATCAGCAACTGTTGGTTTTGGTTCTAACTGTGGTTGCTTTGGTTCATACTCTGAAACATGTACACGTGCACCATTCCATTCAACAACCATTTCTTTATATGGAAATGCCATTCCTGAACGGTCTGAAATAAATTGTGCGTATTTTCCTCTAGATAAATTTCCCATTATAATCCTTCATAATAGGTTCTTGGAGTTATAAATGTACTTGATGAAGAACCGTCTTCTTCAAGAGCTCTTTGTATTTCATCTTCATACAATAATTTTAATTCTTGTGTTCTTTGTGGTGAAAATTTTTGTGATAAATAATATGCAAGTCCTGATACCATACAAGGTACAAATCTATATGGTACATCAGCATTGTTTGAATAGGCTCCTGCATCCTGAATCCTGCTAACATAATAATAGTTAATAAAGTTTCCGGCTTCAGTGGATCCTGGAGTTAAATATAAAGTGATTGTTATTTTATCTATAAATCTTTGAACAAAATATTGTGTTGGTGTTCCTGTGTCAGTTTTAGATGACAAACCTTGGTAGTTTGATCTATTAATTTTAGTTAAAGAAAAATCAACATTATCTGAATTTCTATATACAGCTTCTAAAATATCATCAACACCAAAAACAGCAGTTGCATCTGGTGTAACACCTACCGGGACATCCCCAGTTGATCTAAACATTGTGTATTCTGATTTACCATCAACTAATGTAAGTGAATTATTTTTTACTTCCCAAAAATGAAGTCCTCTATTACCCCATTCTTGAAACATTATATTTAAAGAACGTCTTGCAGTTTTTATATCATTACCTGAATAATCAAATCTACCTATTCTTTCGTAGGCTTCAGTGATTATATCATCAATAAAAAAATTTGATTCAAAAGTTGTAGTTCCTGAAGTTGCCATTAAGTATTACTTCCTCCGCTGTGAAAAACTGTACAGCTAGTTATTTGTTCAGTTGTAAAGCCAACATAAACATCGTTTTTAAATAAAATTCCATCTCCTGGTACATCTACTTGATAAGAATCTGCAACACCCGGACTTCTAATTTTTAATTTAATAGTTCCTGATGCTCCACCATCTCTAATAACTAAATCACCAGAAGTTGCTGTGTTTGTATAATACACACCATAAACTCTAGTTCTACCACTTTGAACAGTAGTAGTTTCAGCTTCTGTAAAAGTACTAGCTACATCAACTGCCATGTGTTAAACCTTCCCCTGAAAATTTTTCAGTGAATAATGTATATGCAGTAACATTATCTGTATTTGATATAAATACACCATTTGGAAATACTAATCCATCTTCAGGCATATTCATAGTATAAACTTTTCCATCAGGAGTGTCTATATCTAATATACTATCTCCATTGTTATCACATAAAGTTAATCTTGCTGCACCTGTTCCATCTGGAGAAACAGATAAACCTCTTAATCTTACAGGTATGTCTACCGGTGTAGCAAAAGGTAACTGTTGAATTGAATCACCAGAACTTGCTGCTTGTGCAGTTGTTCCGTTTACGCCTCTTGTAACTGTTGTTAAACCTGGATAAGTTGTTGAATCAGTTTCGTTTGGTAAAAAACCTGTAACGCTTGAAGAAATTTCTAGCTGTGGTCCCCATATTAAAATTCCATCAGTTGTATTTCCTGCAAAAGAAAAAGTAGAAGAATCCGAACCTACACCAATTAAAATTCCGTCAACAACAACAGAACCTGGAGTTGTTAATGTTATAGCACATCTAAACCACCCATTACCTGCATCTTGTATAGCTGCACTTACTCCCGATACAGTTGATGCTACCGTTCCAGAATTTAAATCAAAATATGCAGTGGTATTTTGAGGAACGTTAGACCCTTGTCCAACAGTTAAAGATAGACCTGTGTAACCATTTTGTTTTCCATAAACACTGAAAGTATATTCAGTGCTTGAAGCTAATCCCGCAGGGTTTTGATCAATTCTATGAGTGTTGTTATCTACAGTAGGAACTATTGAAACTGCTGTATTTGTTCCATCTGGTGCTGTTCCAGCGCTTGAGGTTTTTGTAGCTCTTCTTAAAGGCCATGAACTAGCAAAACCAGTTTGTTTTAATTTTTGTATAGTAATTGTATCAAAACTCACAACCTCATTAGTTGATTCAATCTCCGCAACAACACTAGTTGAAAAGTTAGTGGTACTGGCAACAGGAATATAATTCTGTGTTGCGTTAATATTTTCTGATAGCGTAGTATCTACACTTAGAAGTGTAGACCTTGTTGCTTGAGAATCAACTGAAGCCATTTAATCCTCTAACTTGTTAAACCTGGTCCAGAATACTTATCTGTAAATAATGTGTAAGCAGTTACATTTGTTTTTGTTTTACAAAAAATTCCTTTTGGAAATAAAATTCCATCTTCAGGAAAATTCAATGTAAAGACATCTCCTGTTGGAACATCCGCAAATAATAATGTATCACCACTATTAGAAGTAGTTGTAAGTTCTAAAACACCTGCACCGCCACCATTTGATGCTATTGAAATAGCTCTTAATCTTATAGGCTGTGAAACAATTGCTGCCGCACCTGCTGCCGCTGAAGATCTTGTAGCTTGTATATCACCTTTTGATGCCATAATTTTCTCCTTAAAAATTTTGAGTGTGGGCCGAAGCCCACACTAATTATTTATTACGTGTCGCTAAATGGAGTAACAATAGTTCCTGAGCCTAAGATCAAAGTATTGTGTACCAAGTATTGAGCTGTTTCTAAAGCAGTAACTTGAATCACAGATCCAACAATACCACCAGTAGTAGTTCCATTCATAGATAAAACATCATTTGCTGCAGCTGGAAAGAAAGCTTTTTTAGCTCCATCATCAACTGCAATCATAGCTGCACCTGTAAACTTATCAGTTCCATCAGTTATGATTTGTACATCTGTTGCTACAGTGTCTATGTAAAAATAAAAACTTGCACCAATGTTATTTGGGTTATTATAATCAGTATCTCCTGCAGTTACTCCATTAGCATTGCTGTTAATAGTTGGTAACTTGTAAATACCGTCTGCGTCTTGAGAAATTAACAATCTTCCTGCATGGTCATTAACTGTCAAATTTAATGTATTTGCAGCTAAACCAGTTGAGTTAATTGCTTTTGCTGATCCAGGTCCAAAAGTTATAAAGCCATTTTTAGAAATGACCGGTCCTGAAAAGGTTGTATTTGCCATGATTATTCTCCTAGTTAAATTCTACATAGTCTCTAGGCCGTCGACTATACTGCGTCTATGCAGAATATTTATTTATGTATAGTGATTATTTTATATATGAATTTTTTAAAAAGTGCAAGAAATCCCTAGGAATAAAGTCACTTTCTAAAATGTCTAAGTTCTAACTAACCAGCAAAAAGATGAACTTCTCCATCTTTAGGATTATTATGAACTTTTGCTTCTTGTTCTCTGATGATGGATCTAATTACTCTTTTGATTTCATCACCGATCACAGACATTTCTGGTGTTATTTGTCCTCTGTTCTCAAGAAACAACTCATTCCATTTAGACTCGAGTTTCAGTTTCTTTGCGAACAATACCATGTTGTCCTGAGCCATTTGTAACCTCCTCATAGGTTATATAAAAATCATTTCCAGTGCTTGTAAACTGTAAATCATTTTTTTCCCATTTTATATCAGATTTTCCTAAAAAGTCAATAATGGGTTTATTTAGCTCATCCGCATTATTTATCTCTTTATCACTTTCTATTTCAAATTCAGTTTGTAAATGTTTGGTAAAGATTTTTACTAAGTATTTATATTGAGTCATTTTTTCTTTCTATATTTTAAATGAGGCGGGATTGTGTCCCGCCTCAAATAATTAATTATTAAGCACCTGGTGATGCAAAAATACCTCTAAAGTCAGATACACCAAATGAGTATCTTTCTCTAGCTTTGTATCTTACGTTACCAGTATCGAAGTCACCTTCCATAGCAGTTTTGATAGCTGCTCTTTCAAAGTACTTCATACCGTTAGGTACATCAGTGATAATGAAAAATGCATCTGGATCAGTTAAGAAATTGTTCACTCTGTAACCTTGAGGAACCATTCCCATAGAAACGATTGCGTTAATGTCATTATCAGCAGTACCAACTCTACCTTGAGATTTCATCAATCTCTCAGCAGTGAACTGAAGTTCAGAAGGTACAATCATTTTAACACCTCTTGCTGCGATTTTTAGACCTCTTTCGTCTGTCATCGCATTGATGTCAATCAATGATTGCTCTAATGAAGTTTCGTTCAAGTCGGCAGCAACCGCTAATGTGTTTGATACAGTACCACCAATTGTTGGGTGAGTAGCTGAAAACAACGGTGAGTTATCACCTGATGTAAATGTACCAAAACCATTAATTAATGGTTGTACTGATTTAACTTGTTTTGTGTTCGCCATAGATCTAGCTAACGCTTTAGTATATCTACTTCCAAGTCTGTCGTATAGGTTATCTTCAACCGCTTCTTCAGTGATTGAAAATGCTAAAGCTACAGTCTCGTGAGTGTACCTAGCAGTGAAAGTTTCTTGTGCGTTGTCAAAAACAACTCCACTTCCTTCTGCTTTAGTCTGTGCTTGAGCAAAACCTGATAACATAACTTCTTCTTCGAACGCTCTGTCCGATGATTCAGTAGCATATATTTCAGCATGCTGATTTTCATAACGTTTGTATTCCAGACCGAATAATGCATTCAAACCTGGCTCTAGTTCTTTAACTAGTTGTCCTCTTGATATCGCCATAATTTATCTCCTATTCGATTAGATACCGTTAACAGAATTTAGAGTATGCTCATTGATATTAACAACAACGTTAACATTGGCAGAGCCAGTGTCGTTATTGCTAGGATCTTTTGATATACCTAAAATTCTTAATTGTGCAGCTGAACCAGTTGCCATAGTTCCTGATATTTCAGCTTTTGATACGTAGTTTGCAGAATCCCCAGCAGTATATGCAATATCTGCTACTAAGAATATATCTGCACCAGTAACTGATCCAGCAGATTGTATTTCAAATCTTTCATAAGGATCGTCTGATACAAATCCAATTGCATCACTAGCAGTGTTGCCAGCTAAGAAATGGTTTGCAAACGTAGGTTTACTTGTATTTACATCAGTGTAGAAAACACCATTAAGTGAACCCATCAATAAATCACCTGCTGCTGCTACAGTTATACCACCATCGGCCACTGCTTTAACAGGGTCCTGAAAGTATATTGTAGAAGTAGTAGTGTTTATATCGTATTCACTTAAACCTTGGTTGTCTCTATTCTGACCAACTTTTCCAATTGCTCTCAATCCGAAAGCACTGTCTTTATTTGCCATATTTATTTTCTCCTTGTGTACCTGTCCCTAAGGACCTCCAGTACGGTTTAAGTTAATTTGGGGTTCATGAATTCCTAATTAGGATTTCTTTGAGCCACCAAAAGTTACACGAGTTTGTCTATCAATGTTGATAGGCATACTTGGGTGCTGTTCCTTCATTAAATCGTTATCAACTGCTTCAACGTTATCTGCTGCTTGCTTAGTGTAGTAGTCAGTACGTTGTTTTGCGATTTCTTCCGGTACCCTTGCCAGCACAAGGCCGCCAACTCCGATCACTCCCTTATATTTGCCATCTTCTACTTGTGGATAATCAGAATCTGGATATTCATCAGATCTAACTAATTCATATCCTGATCTTATTCTTCCAGCGACATTCTTAGTGTCATGAAATCCTAAGGTTTCTGCTCTAATCCACCTATGTTGAAATCCTGTAGGCGCAGGGGGTGCATCTAAACTTGATGGTGGAGACCAAACTTTTTTCTTAGATTCTTTTTCTCTAGTTTGACTCGCACGCGAGGTTCTTTTTTCATTATTATTTTCCATATGCTTATACCTCCTTCGTGATATTTAATTGTTTCGCATATTCTTCTAGCGGCACTCCTAATTTTTTAGCTATTGCTACCTGTGATGAAGTGAGTCTCACAGTTTTGCGACCAGATTTAGTACTTCTTTTTGC